GGTGTATTTAAGACTATTGCCATCTTTTTGCAGCAATCCCTTGCCTTCGAATAAATCTACTAGACCAGACGTTGGGCTCATTCCTTGATCATAAGGAATTTTTACTTGTACACTTTCAAAAGGTTTAGCATAACGAGTTTTCATTACCTTACATGCAGATCTAATACCTCGTACTTCAGTAATCTTGTTGCCATCCTCATCCTCTTTGAGTTTGAGTTTTTTCATTGCAACAACGATAGAGCTTGCATAGATAAATCCTTGTCCTCCTGAAATTTTGTCATCAGGATCAAACATATCTTGACTAGCATAGGTGTGATTTGTAGCAACTAATCCCACATTGTAAGATCCAAACATATTCACACAGTTACGAACTAATGCTGTTAGTGCCTTAGGTTTACGACCCATATCACCTTTAAGGTCGCCTGCATCAAATTGATTAATATCAGTTGGGGTCAGCAACATGCCTAAAGAATCGATTACAAACAAAACTTTTGGACGATCGACAGTATCTAAATTTTTATAATCTGCCATAAATGTAGATATAGTTTTTGCTACATCATCGATCATGGCCATTGACAGTTTGAGTAATTTACTTTCACTGGTGTCAACTCCCAATGCATGAAGCCAACTCTCATCTAGTGCGTTTTCACTGTCCACAAGCACTACAAAAATGCCCTGGTCCTGTGCGTTTTTTACAATGTTTCCAGAACAAATGTAGGATTTGCCTGCTCCGGATTCTCCCGCAAACACTGTAACTTTACCTAGTGGAATTCCTTTATTAAAATCTCCGCTAATAAGATAATTTAATGCATAATTTCCTGTCGAAACCCAATCAGTAGGATCATTAAATCCAATACTAAGACCTTCGATAGACTTTGTTATTTCTTTTCTAAATTTTGCAATATCAAATGGTTTTGCCATAATATTTCCTGTGTAATTAAATAGTCGGATCTATTAGATAGATCCGACTAATAGAAGAATTACCTTTTTATTTTTCCGGTTGTTTACCGAATAAAATGCATCTTACTGTTTGTTTTGACGACTGCGAATCATCGCTAGAATGTCTTCTGCCCGTTGACTCGACGATTTTGAAGGAGCGATAACAGGAGACTGAACTTCTTCAACATCCTCATCCATGTCCACAGGAGGTGCAGTATTAACTACTTTAAGTGCGGGTTTAACTGCAGGCACATCTTCGGCTTCATCTGCCTTGGCAGAGTTGCCCGACAACATGACTCCAGACGGTTTAAAGTATGCAGCCCATTTGTCAGGATCATATGCTTCGCCGTTGACGCTAGCTTCGAACATGTCTTTAATAATTTTTAGTTCAGTGTCGCTGGGTTTCTTAGGAAGAAAGTCTGCTAGATTGTATAGACCAAACTTTTCAATGGCTTCTCGTTCTACCTGAGTAAGTGCCGACTCTTTACGTGCCCATGTGCTAGTGCTGTAGTCAGCATAACCACCTTTACTAGTCTTTTTGATATTAAAATCAAGTCCGCCTTCATAATCGGTTGGCAGATTTTCTAGTTCTGGATCCATTAGTGCGTTTTTTACAAGATTAAAAATCTGAGGGCTAATTACAAATCGACGAATCGGATTGTCAGTGGGTTTATCGTCACTAAGAGGATTTTCACGAACAAAACCTTGGAAAAGATAGGATTTTTTCTTCCAATACTTTCGACCCATTTCTTCTAGACTTTTGTCTTTAAACCAAGTACGAACTTCTGCTAGGATTGGACATGCTTCTTGCCACATTTCTACACAGGGAACCTGTACAAAAGTTGGTTTGCTGTCTGGTTGTCCTTTGATGCCTGCGAAAGGCAGTTTGATCATAAGGCGTTCAACCCAAAAAAACGTGTTTTTGGTGTTTGCGTCTGGAAGGAATCGTAGTCTTGCTGTTGAGTTTTCTGGAATGTTCCAATGTGCATAAATGCCATTGTCTCCGCCTGTTCCAGTATTTTGTGATTTGTTTTCTTGTGCTTGAAGCTTTGCGCGAATTTCTGCTAGGGTAGTTGCCATAATGTTTTCTCCTTAAAATTTAAGATGGTCTTTGTTGTGCCTAGATACTTAGACAATGTCTAAGTAACAAAGTATTTATCAATCTAAGATTAAATAAAAATCTTTGCACAAAGCAAATTATACGATCTTTGCTTTAAGGATTCAAATTATTTGATTAAACCTGCCAATCTTTGTATACCAAGAAGGTCAATATCTTCTTTTACACCGTGTCCTGGCAATTCTCTATCAAAAGTTGTGCTGCCATAGACTCCGTAGCCGTAATCAAAAACTCCCATTTCAGGATAGGTAGGTTTTTCATCATTCTTAACGGCATGTTGAGCAATGATATCTTTGGCTCTTTCTATTTCTTCTTTGCTTTCAAAATAGTAAACACCGTCGGACATTTTAAATTGAAACCCATTACGAGTAAGTAATTGTGATATACCAGAGTCTTCAGTGTCCATTATATTTCCGTCAGAATCTAAATCTAATTCTATATGTGTCAAAGGGCTACTGGAATCTTCTGTTTCTTCTAAATCTAAATCAACGGCAGCTGATTTAATATTTTGTAAATCAATGGGGTTACGTTCTGTTTCTGCAATCAAATCATTGGCCCAAGATTCAAATTCTTGTTGTTCTTTAGATATTTTAATTTTATGTGCTTTGTACACAATGGGTAATGCCGCTGTCAATCTTTCATCAAATATTTTTTTAACGAATCTTTCTTTTAAAGCATCGATATCAATATCTTCTTCATCTAACATTTCCGGTTGCCATAGATTTTTATATTCTTCATACCCTCGTTGACTACGCAGCATAAAAACATCTGAATGTATCTTTCCATAATGGTCAATGGCGGCTTCTACCATTTTACCTGTTTCGGTATCCTCAAATTGACGTCCTCTCATGTTTCTAACAAAGGTACGTAAACTATTCATTTCATTAATCATCTTGGCTATGTGTTGGCCGAAATCGTCGTATATCTGGCCACCATTTTTTACATGCCTTGCGTAGGCTCTAGCACCATTCAGTGTAGTTCCTTCGGGCAACTTGAATCTTTCTCCTAAGCTGTTTTCAATAAAAAATGATTCAATATTTCTACTACGTGCCCCTGGAATGTTTTCATCCATTATGGGTTTTCTATGTCTAGCAATGATTCTTACATTTTCCAACTGTTGATAACTAGTACGACTCGAGCCGAATAACTTAGATTCTACAACTTTAACATCATTCTTTCCGGATATATCTGAATTATTTGAAATAAAACTTAAATCGTTGACACTTAGTCCAGATTTACTAATGTCTCTAACATCGAAAGTTTTGGTGTTTTCTCGTGCAGTTTGACGCATACCTTTAATCCAATCAAACCAAACTTTTCGATCTTCAGGATCTAATTTTTCTAACATATCGTTAGAATAAAATACCTTAATAAAATCTCCTAACAAACTTACAGTTACATTGCCGAAATTTTTAGAATCGTGAACGAAATCAAAATTAAAGAAGCGTGCGTTTTTAGGATTGGCGCCAGTATCTTTACCTGATTCATCGCCTAAACGGACTGCACTAAAACGATTTCTGATTTTGTCAAAGACTTCTTCTGCTGTGTTTTCTATAGGTATCATAATATAATATTTACCTTAAATCATAATAAAAGGCATAGGCATAACTAGTTCGTCTGCATCGTCTTTTAATTTTTCATCTAGATTAGGATCAAACTCTCTTAAAAAAACTGCCATTCGTATTGCCAGAATCATTGACATTACTAAATCATCTGTTTCACCTATTTTAGCTTGGTAACTACTACCCACTGCTACGAATGTTTTTAATTCGCTGATTAAAGGCTTGCTGGCTAAGGTTATTTTTTTAGTTTCCACTAGGTTTTTAAATTTAGCACATGCACTTAGTTTGCTCTTATTTGTTGTAGTGAAACCTTTCCTGTATCTTTTTGTTGACCCCATTTTCTTAGGTTCACTTAAGAAAAACCCCTTGATGTTTTCTTCTCCATATTCTTGTAAGGCCACTAATGCAGCTTCACCCAGAGTGTTATTTTCTAAACTGTAAAAAACATCAGTTTGATTTTCTACCGTTTCGACTAGAAACTTAGTTATTTCAGCTAGTATTCTTATTTGTTGTTGTACTGGTGTTCTATTGTGTTGCCACTCGGCCACTTGATACATAGTAGGAAGTTCTAGCACTTGTATAGCAGCCGGGTCGCTACCTGTCCCTATACTAGGATCCAGAGCTACAATATAAACTTTACCTTTTTCTGGACGTTTATACCATCTTACCTGTCCTTGTTTCAATATGGGTTCTATACCTGCCAGTTCTGTTAGTGTAATTGGACTTATTAATGTTTCATCAAAGATGATGAATTCACATTCGATTTCTCGTCTAAATCTTTCTTCACCTAGCTGTGCCCTTTGTTCTTGCTCCCATTTGGAGTCTCTATCTGGATGTTCTTGCCAATAACTTCTAAAGGCCTTAAATCCATTTACTCCTAAGTTTGTGGTATTACCAAACTCATCAGTGCACTTGTTGGCCTGTCTCCAAATCAGTGCAAACTGGTCTTCGTCACTGTTAGGAGTGGAAGTGATGATACATTTACCACCAGTTGCCAGTGTTGGACTTATAGAAGTCCAAAACTCTTTGGCTATGGTAGGTCTTACGAATGCAAACTCGTCGCAGTAAAGCAACGAAATACTCATACCTCGTCCTGTTGTTTCTGTGGTCGTTGCACTAACTATTCTGCTGCCGTTATCAAAATCAATACTGCCTTTATTGTAACTGGTAACTCCTGCTCTTATGAAATCAGGAACACTTTCATATCC